CCTTGCTGCCAGTAGTTCAAGAACTTACAGCTTGGATTTTAGATAATTTCATTCCTGCGTTAGAAGCTTTTATTGCCGGACTTACTGGCCAAGATGGATTAGAAGATTCTTTAACAGATACTGAAAAGAAATTTGTAGCTTATGGCAAGACAGTCAGAAAGTTTATTGATACAGTTATTGATCTCAAAGACGAGATTCTTATTGTCGGCTCAGTTATGCTGGGAGTTTTTACAGCTAACAAAATAGCTGCTGGAGTCGCTGCAATAATTACTCTTATAACTACTCTTAGAAGAGCATTATCAGCACTAAGAACAAGTGCAATGATTGCTGGCGTTGCCCAAATGTTTGCATTAAATCCTTTACTTGGCGTTGGTGCTGTCGCCATAGGAGCAGCAGTTTTAGCTGGTGCTAATGCTGCTTTTGGCGGCGATGATACTGAAGGAGAACGACCAGATTTATTCTTTCCAACTGGCGGCACTCAAGGAGTTACTGGAGGTGGCGTTACTGGGGGTGGAGGTATTAAAGGCAGCGGTATGAGCGGCGCTCTGCCAAAAATTGGTATAATTCCTCCAGTTGTAAAAGGAACAATGCCTGAATTTCCATCTGGAGTAAACATAACTGGCAATGGGATAGCTTCTGGATTTGATGTAGCAGCAGCCAGACGAGGCGATGAGCGCGGCAATGTAATTAACATCAATGTCAATGCGCCAAGCGCAATAGATGAAGAAGGATTTACTCGAGCAGTAGTCTTAGCTCTAAACAATAGCAATGCTCGCAACGGCGGTGGAGGCGCTATTCTCGGCGGCCTAGTAGCAGAATGACCCTTTGGAATCCAGTTTATAGAGTTAAGGTTGATGGCGTTACAGTCACGAGCGCAACCCTCAGCGGCTTAACTATTACATCTGGTCGCACCGATATTTATCAGCAGCCGATTGCTGGTTACTGCAATCTAAGTCTTATAGAGACAGCTGAAGCGTCAGTTCCATATGAAGTAAATGACGCAGTAACAATAGAAGTCCAAGATTCTACTGGCGCTTATGTCAATCTCTTTGGCGGCTTTATTACTGACTTAGGCATTACAGTTCAGACTTCAGGATCAACAGCTACCAGCCAGCAGATTAGAATTGTTGCAGTAGGAGCTCTAGCGCGACTTGCGAGGGCAGTTTATACTGGCAACTTTGCTCATCAATTTGATGGAGACCGCATCGAGGAGTTACTTAGCTTTGTATTATTTGACCAATGGAATGAAGTGCCAGCTGCCGAGACTTGGAATGGTTATGACGCAACGACTCAATGGCAGGATGCAGAAAATAGCGGACTAGGCGAAATAGATACTCCTGGTGATTATGAGCTGCACTCTGAGACTGGCCTAAATGACACAGTTTATAATTTAGCTTCTAGATATGCGAATAGCGGTTTAGGTTACTTATACGAAGATGCTCAAGGCCGAATTGGATACGCTGATTCGACACACCGCAACCAATATTTATCGAATAACGGCTATGTTGATCTTGATGGCAATCACGCCATTGGGCCAGCTCTTTCCATTGTCAAGCGCGCTGGCGATGTCCGCAATGCAATTACAGTCGGCTATGGAACTGGCAACGCAGAAGTAAGCGATGAAGATGCAGCTTCTATATCGCTTTACGGCCAATTAGCCAACACAATATCGACAACCCTTAGGCATCAAGCTGACGCCGAAGCGCAAGCAGCCTTCTATCTACTTATTAGAGCTTATCCTCAATTTGCTCTTAGGCAAATAACCTTTACTACGGCTAATACAGAGATTGATGACGCCGACCGAGATAGCCTACTAAATGTATTTATGGGTATGCCGTTGAATATTACTAATCTGCCGAGCAATATGACCGATGGAGAGTTTCAAGGATTTGTTGAGGGTTGGACTTGGACTGCAAGTCTTAACCGCCTAGACCTGACGATGAACCTATCGCCTATAGCTTTCAGCCTTCAAGCCTTCCGTTGGAACTCCGTTCCAGCGGTAGAGAGTTGGAATACAATAAACCCATTACTGGAATGGTATAACGCTACAATTGTGGCATAGGAGACTAAATGGCAACGACTACTAACTACGGCTGGGACACTCCTGACGATACTGATCTCGTCAAGGATGGTGCAGCTGCCATCAGAACCCTTGGCAGCTCAATCGATACAACGACAAAGAACCTAAACCCACAAACAACTACTGGCGCACTTGCTTATAGATCAGCAACCGCCAATGTAAATACTGCTTTACCAATAGGAACTGCAAATCAAGTATTGCGAGTTAATTCTGGCGGAACAGCTCCTGAATGGGCTACGCCCGCTGGTGGTGGAAAGGTGTTGCAGGTTGTAAATCTTGAATTAACTTCTGGCAATTTTACTACTTCATCGTCTAGCTTTGTGGATGTAACAGGTTTAAGTTTAGCAATTACGCCAGCAGCAGCGACATCAAAAATTATGATGTTTTTAACGGCTACTTCTTCAGGAACTTCTACTTCAGGCCAGGGCAATGTTGATATGCGATTTGCATTAGTGAGAACAAGCACTATTTTGACAGAAGCCAGATTTGATTTAGAAAATAACACAGGTTCCACAACTTCATTAGGTATGCCAGTTACTTTAACTTATTTAGACAGCCCAAACACTACTTCTGCCACCACTTATAAATTACAGGTAAAAAAGGTCAATTACTCTGACACTATTACAGTTTCAGCAAACGCAACAAATAAAGCAATGCTTACACTTATGGAAATCGGTGCATAATGGAAATAGAACTTAATTCGAAAATAGCAAGGGCGTTGTCAATACTAAAACCTTACGCTGAATGGTCTTTATCGGGAGATGATTTTGCTAATCTTGAATGGCTTGATGATGAGCAAAGCGCACCTACTTGGGAAGAAGTAAAGGCTGAGATAGACAATCCAACGCCAATTCCAGAGCCGACAGTAGAGCAGAAATTGGCGAGCGTTGGTCTAAACTTAGACGATTTGAAAGCCGCTCTAGGTCTTTAGCATAATCTTGAGCTATTGTGCTAAGAGAGCTTTATAACTAATTGATATGACGAGACTATGTGCAGCTGGCGTCCAGTTACGGGAGCAAATCGATGATGATTATCCTGATCGCGATAGGAAGTCTGATGGCTGGATTGCTGATGCTCGGCACATTGCTAAAGGCAATTCTGACCATATACCAGCAAATGGAATTGTTAGAGCTATAGATATTGATTGTGACCTAGCAGCGCATAAAGAAGAAGCTTATGCGTTGGTTGAGAAAATTCGTAAGTGCGCCAAGAAAGGCGATAAGCGCATCAAATATATTATCTACGATGGCAAGATTATGAGCCCAATACTGGGCTGGAAGCGGCGTAAATACTCAGGCCCTAATCCGCATCGTTCGCATTTCCATATTAGCTTTACAACTTTGGGAGACAAAGACAGCAGTTATTTTGACCTAGAAGGAGACAAGAATGAGCGACCTAAAAAAGATGGCCGAAAGCTGGGCAAAGACATTTCTAGCAACAGCACTAGCGACTTACCTAGCGGTGGGATTCGATCTCAATGCGATTGCAAATGCCGCTCTAGTGTCAGTCTTGCCTAGCATTATTAACTGGCTGAACCCTAACTACGAGCGTTACGGCAAAGTCCGGTAATGGTTGCAGCTGAATTAGCAACCCTAGTTGCATCAGTCTTAGGATCAATTGCCCTACTGATTGCTGGGCTTCGCTACATAATTAAATTGGAGAATATTCCAATAGTGTCGCGCCTTGATAAAATGGAGTCTCAGTTAGAATTGGCCCTAGCGAGAGGGGTCAGAAATGGCAACGCGAAAGCGCGTAAGTAAGAAGCCAGTAAAGCGTAAGCGCACTATTAAAGAGACGCCTTTAACAAAGATTGATTTTTGGGCTATTGCTGCCAATGAAGTTTATAAAGCTTGTCGCAGAGCTGGAATGGACGAAGGCACTTCTCTGGCCTTTGCTATGGATCGTAGCTCTTACCCTGATTGGATAGTGCCAGCCGATGACCCAATAAAGAAAATTGGTTGGGAAGATGGCGAGGAAGATAACTAATCTACTT